TAAACCAGCCGAGCTTTCGAGACGCTGTAAAGGGCCGTCGCGCCGCGAGGGAAGAAGCGGAAGCAGCAGCAAACGAAGATCTGGTCACGGGCAACGCGAGCACTAAGCAGCGCAGACCGGAATTAAATTTCCGCGGTGCCGTAAAGAAACCGAGTGGCGGCGGCGGTCCAGATCCGGCCGACGTTGCACGCCAGCAGGCGCGCGATCGGCTGCAGGATGATCTAGCGCAGATCAAGCGATCTAGCGATGCGCAGGTCAACGCGCTATCGAACGCGGAGAAGATCCTACAAGCGCGGCGTGCCGCGGCGCTGATCGACGATCAGGATTACTTCGCCGCCAAGCTCGGGTTCATCCGGCTCAATGCGCAGGAAGAAGAGCGCGCGCTGCAGGCGACGATCGACCGGCTGAAGCTGGAGACATTCTCTGGCAAGAATGCCGACAAGGATCGGCTTGAGAATCAGCGCAAGATCGCCGAGGCAGAGCAGAGCATTGCGAAGATCAGCGCGGACGCGACGGCAGGCGCGCAAGTCAACGCGATCCAGCAGCAAGCGGCGCTGAAGAAGATCGAGCAGGGCTACACCGATGCGAAGGAAGCGGCGAGCGCTTACCTTGATGCGATCCAGCGGCAGAACGCACGCGAGATCGCAGGCGTCGGCCGCGGCAATCAGTTCCGCGAGCGGCAGGCCGGGATCAGCGCCATCGAGGATAAGCTGATCGAGGAGCGGCGCCGACTCGAGACCGAACTGCGCAAGGGGCAGATCGATACCAAGCAGTTCGATACCTATCTGGAAGTCGCCAAGGACACCTACACCAAAGAGATCGCGATCTACGAGGATCGCTCGGACAAGATTCTGGAAGCTCAAGGCGAATGGTTAAACGGCGCGACCGAGGCGCTTAATAACTACATCGACGAGACGGCTAACCTTGCGAAGCAGACCGAGGATCTTCTGACCAACGCATTCCAGGGCGCAGAGGATGCGCTGCTGAAGTTTGCGAAAACCGGCAAGCTCAGTTTCAAGGATCTTATCGATCAGATCAGCACGGACTTGCTGCGCATCCAGATCAAGCAAGGCATCACCGGGCCGCTCGCCGAGTTGCTCAAAGGCGACGGCGGCGCGGATTCGCCGCTCGGAGCAATTAAGAAATTCTTCGGTGGTGGCATACCGACAAAAAACATCGGGATCATTCCAGACGCACAAGCCGCAGAGGCGGGACGGCGCGCAGTGGGCGCGGTCGGCGGTGCGGCCAACGATGCGGCATTCGGTGCGGCGGTCGCAACGGCGGGAACGACGTTTGCCGCAGAGGTCACGGCATCGGGCGCCGGGATGGCGGCGGAGCTTACGGCATCCGGGGCGAGTCTCGCGACCGAGCTAGTCGCATCAGGGGCGACCATCACGGCAGAGATCACCGCCGCGGGCGCTGCCTTTGCTGGCGAGGTCGCAGCGGCGGGGGCGTCGTTTGCCGCATCGGTTTCGACGGCATCGGCGGGCAGTTCCACGGCGGGAGCGATCAGTAGTGCCGGATCGATTTTCGATGGCTTCAGCTCCGTTCTCGATGGCTTCGCCGACGGTGTTGCCTACGTGCCGCGCACGGGGCCGTACATGCTCCACCAGGGCGAGCGGGTCGTGCCGGCAGCGCAGAACGGGCCGCAAGCCGGGGCGTCGATCACGGTCATCAATCAGTTTCCACAGGGCACGTCGCTGGCAACGGTCAATCAGGCGTCGGCGCGAACGGGTGCGGATGTACAGCGGCAGCTTGCGAGGTTCGGATAAATGGCACTGACGATACTTACCGATGTGATTGCGCCGGATTCGATCTGGGTCGCCGGCGTTACCGGCAAGCAGCGGCGGCGGAATAGGCGCGGCGAGAATATCGCCGGATTCAAGAAAATAAACATTCTCTGGTCGAACACGCTGCGCGAGTACGACTTCGGCACGGCGCCGCAGACCGTCGACGGGTGGCGGAAGATCGAAGGCTTGCACGAAGTCACAGACGGCGGCGCGTATGGGTTCCTGATCAAAGATCCGAAGGACCAGCGATGCGAACTCACCGAGTCGATTGTCACGCTGATCGATGCGCCGTCGCACACCTATCAGATTCATAAACGCTACACCTCGATCGGCTCGGCGCAGTATCGGGACCGTACGATCCGGCACGTCCAGGCGTCGAGCTTCATCCTTGCCATCAACGGCACGCCGACGCTCTCGTACACGCTCGCGGAGAATACGGGCGTGGTGACGATCGCATCCGATCCGGTTGCGTCGACGGTCACGTGGAGCGGGTTGTTTTATGTGCCGGTACATTTCGCTTCCGACGATATCGATTGGGATCTGGTGGTGGCTGGTCCGCCGAATAGCCGGCAGATCGCCGGAAGTTCGATACTGCTAGAGGAAGTGCGTGAGTAAGACGATACCGGGTGCGCTCGACGCGCACTACGCGCTCGGCACAACGACGCTCGCGGTCGCGATCAAGATCACACGCGCCGATGGCACGGTGTTCGGCTGGACGGAGCACGATGTGGCCGATACGGTGAGCGCGGTGGTCTACTCTCCAGATCCAGGGATCGCGGTAAGCGAGATCGTAACCTCCGCAGGACTCCAGGTCGGGAACCTGGAGATCAGGACGCTCAACGACGAGACGATCTTCACCGCCGCCGACATCCACAATGGGGTGTGGCGCAATGCCGCCTTCGAGATCTTCCGCTATAACCATCAGAGCCCGAGCGACGGGATCGATCCATTGCTCTACGGCAACGTCGGCGAAGTCCGGCCGATGCAGAATATGGTCACGGTCGAGCTGCTCGACCTGCGTCAATACCTGCAGCCGGCCGTGGGCAGCGCGAGCAGCAAGACATGTCGCTATCGGCTCGGGTCGACGACACGCGCCAATGGCGGGCTGTGTACGCTGGATATCAGCGGCGCTCCGTTTACCGTATCGTTTACCGTGACAGGCGTCACGAGTAATAGGGTATTCCAGGACACTGCACGCGCCGAGGCTGAGGACTATTTCGGCTGGGGATCGGTCGAGTGGCTGACTGGAAATAATGCCGGGGTGTTTCGTAAGGTTCAATCATACGCTGCCGATGGCACGTTCACGCTTGCCGAGCAGATGTACGACACCGTGCAGGTCGGCGATACCGGCACCGCGGTCGTTGGTTGCCGGCTGCGGCGCGATGAGGATTGTGTAACGAAGTTCAATAACGTGCTGAACTTCGGCGGTGAGCCGGATCGCACTGGACTCGATGACCTTGCAAGCTCGCCTGGGGGATCGGTGTGAGCCTGCGCGATGACATCGTGGCCTACGCGCGCACGCTGCTTGGTACGCCTTTCCATATGAACGCACGAGTGCCGCGCGTCGGCATTGACTGCGCCGGCGTGCTGGTACTCGCTGCGCGGCGGTGCTGTCCGTTCGTGCCGGAAGACTTCGATCTACCGCCGTACACCGGCACGCCGGACGGGCACACGATGATCGAGTGGTGCAATAAATACATGGGCGCTCCAGTGACAAAGGCGATGATGCAGCCGGGCGATGCGTGCGTAATGCGCACCGCCAATTATCCGCAGCACTTGGGCGTGATCGGGCGGCACGCGCACGGAGGTCTATCGCTGATCCATGCGAGCAACTCGGCGAGCCCGCCGCGGGTGATCGAGACGACGCTTGTGTGGCTGCCGAATCAGCGATTCATCGCTGCGTATCAATTCCCTGGGATGGATTTATTTTGACTTCCGCGCTTCCAGTTATCGGGCAGGCCGTTGGCACGTATTTCGGCGGCCCGATCGGCGGCGTCATCGGCTCCGCCATTGGCTCGGCGCTCGCTGGAAGCAAGACGACGCGCAATGTGCAGCCGGGGATCGATCTGCGGGTGCCTGGCACCGACTACGGCGATCCGATACCGCGCGGGCGCGGCGCATTTCGCACCGCTGGCGATGACTGGTGGCACTCGGAGAAGCGGCGTATCGAGACGACGACCAGCAGCGGCGGCAAGGGCGGCGAGCCGAAGGTGGAAAACACCACGGCCGTCTATGAGATGGATTGGCTAGTCGGCCTCACCGATGTAGAGATCGTCGGTGTCTCCAGGATCTGGAAGAATCAGGATCTGGTATTCACATCTTCGAGCGGCGCGAGTTCCGGGTCGATCGTTGCGAGCGGCGAGGTTCGCCACTGGACGCGCATGACGGTCTATACCGGCGCATCTACACAGCTCCCTGATCCGACCTACGAGGCAGCGGTCACGACGGCGAAGGCGATTGCTTACCGCGGGCGCGGGTCGGTGATGGTCGAAGGGCTGCAGCTTGGTAGCAGCGGGCAACTGGTAACGCTGACGTTTGAGGTGGTGATCGATGGGCAGGAAGACACGCTGATCACGTACTACGACGGCTTATCGACGACTCCAACGGGCGAGATTCCACAGGCTGTATTCGTGCAGGATCGCGGCGAGGTGTGGGTCACGGACCAGGACTACGATACCGGGACGGGCGCGGATCGGATCGGCATCTTCAACCTGCAGGCGCAGACCTGGGAATACATCATTCTGCCGTCTCCCTATCATCAGATCTCGAATATCAAAGAGGCCGTCCTGCATGTTGTCCCGGAGTGGGATCGGGTATACGTCAACGCCAAGCAACCGAGCGGGTTTCACGACTGCCATATTTTCTCGATTTCCACACGGCAGTACATCGACAGCTTCCACCAAATCTTAAACGTATCGCAAGACGCCATCATCATGGGCGTCGATGTGGTGAATAGCCGAATGCTCTTGCATGAGACCGGGATCGGTTTGGCGATATACGGCGTCATTGATGGGATTCCATCGGCGGGGATTGTCACCTTCGGGACCGTATCCCTTGGCGATGGTAGTCATGCGTTTGCCTCTGTCGCTGGCGCGTTCTATATCGTTAATGCCAACAACATAATAAAAGCTAGCCTATCTGGGCTGGAATACATAGCGCCTGGCGCGGATGGCGCAAACGGACTTGCCTGGTCGTCAGTGTACGACGCGAGCCGCGATTGCGTATTCTTTCTCTCTAATCTTGCGCCATCGGGAGAACATCTTAAGAAGTTGGACTGCGCAACCGATGTCATCACGCGAGTAAATTCGACGGCCTATGCGACATCTGGATCATTCCCGAGCTATGGTTCGTGGGCGATGGCGCCGGACATCGATCGGCTGATTTCAGTCAAGGATTCCACGACGATCTATATCGTCGATCCAGACGATGGCAGCGTGGAGACAACCTACGATATCTCTGTAGGCGGCGGCGCGCACTTTGAGGGTGGAGTATCGTACTCGAACGGCGTGCTGTGGTCAGCATCACAGGATAATGCGACAGGTAACGTCGGACTGGGCGAGATCATATTCGCCGCGCTAACGAAGACCTGCCCAACCGTTCAGGACGTGCAGTCCGAGGTGTGTTTAGGCGCCGGTCTCAGCGCAGGTCAGATCGATGTCACGCCGCTGTCCACCATCACGCGCACGGTCTGCTGCCTGCCGATCACGCAGATCCAGCCGCCGCGGCAGACGAGCGCGCTGCTCGCGGATACCTATTTCTACGGTGTAACCGCATCGGATAAGGTGAAGTTTGTCCCGCGTGGAGGGGCGACGGTTGCCTCGATTGCATACGAGGAACTAGGCGCGAGCGAGGGCGGCGACGACGAGACGCCGTTCGGGCTCAACGAAAATAACGAGATAGAAATCCCCGCGTGGAAGGTACTCAAGTACATCAACATCGATAATGATTACCAGCCGGGTGCGGAGACGAGCGATCGGTTGATCAGCGCATCGGCGTTGACGCTTGAGACGATGCAGTACGATATCGGGCTCGCGCCGGCAGAAGCGAAGGGCGTTGTCGACACGACGCTGCTCGATCAGTCGGCGAGCCGGTACTCGGGCGAGATCCGACTGCTAGGTGATTACCCGGAGCTTGAGCCGACTGATACGATTCTGGTGACGGACTCCGACGGATCGGTCTATCGGCTGCGGATTGTCGAGCGCCGTGATTCTTATCCGCTGATGACCTACCAGGTCGTGATCGACGATACCAGCGTGCTGATCGAGCAAGGGATCACCAGCACCGACTACACCTCGCAGACCACGGTGGCCGCATCGGTCGCAACGCTCGTGCAGTATATGGACATTCCCATATTGCAGGATGCCGACGACGACGCCGGGTTCTATGTTGCTGCGAAGGGCGCTGGTACGCCGTATCCAGGTGCAGCGATCTTCGATAGTGCAGATAATGTCGAGTTCGCGCGGCAGGCGACCATCGCCGAATCTGCGGTGTTCGGCACTTGCACGACAGCGCTTGGGAACTGGCACGGGCCGCGCGTGTTCGATGAGACTAATAGTGTGACGGTGAATGTTGGCGACGGGACGCTGACCAGTTCGACACGCGATGCGGTGCTGCAGTCGCTCGCGGTCAACGCCATACTGATCGGATCTGAGCTGATCCAGTTCGTGACCGCAACACTGGTCTCTCCTGGCGTCTATACGCTCACGAGCCTGCTGCGCGGCGGGCGCGGGACGGAGTGGGCGATGACAGGTCATGCGATCGGCGATCGTTGCGTATTGCTGCGGCCGCAAGGCCTGCGGCGCCTGGTGCTCACGAATAGTCAATTAGGCGCTGCGAGGTACTACAAGGCGGTGACGCTCGGGCGATCTCTTGGCACGGCCGCCGCTCGAGTGTTCACCGATACGGGCGTTGGGCTAAAGCCATTCTCGCCGCTCGATGGCCGGGTGTCGCGGGACGGGTCAAACAACGCGACGATCACATGGCAGCGGCGCTCGCGGCTCTCGGTGCGGATGGTGGGTACGATGGGCATCAGCGTACCGCTCGGCGAGAATGTCGAAGCCTACGAAATCGATATCATCACCGATGCGAGCGAGGCGACCGTGCTGCGCACGATCAGCGCGAGCACGCCGAGCGCTACTTATTCGGCGGCAGATCAAACGACTGACGGCTTGACGCCGGGGAATGCGTTTAACTTTGTCGTCTATCAGCTCTCGCCGATCGTCGGCCGAGGCTACCCGCTAGAGGCGTATGGATAATGAGCAACTTCCAAGACATCAACGCAAGCGCCAGCCCAGAAGTGCAGATGAACGAGAACATGGAGTCGCTGGAGTTCGCGTTCGTCTACGGCAAGCGGCACCCTGTGACCATAGCGCTCACCTGGGGATACTGGGGCGGGTTCTGGGGCGGCTTCACGATCACCGAGGGTACGGTAACGCTGAGCAACGCGACGAACTACCTGGTCGTCGCGCGGGCCACGGGTGCGATGACGACGAGCACGGCGACGACCAACTGGGACAACACGACCGATTATGCGCGGGTGTATCAGATCGTCGCGGCCGGGAGCGTAGTCA